ACCGATTTTATATGCCGGCATGATACGTTATAACTGCCTGATAATCAACTAGGGCTTTTCTGGTTTTTACATATACAACACCGAAAATGCACCGAGTTGCGTATCAAACAAGTTACAGATGCTCAAACAGTTGTGTGATTGTTATAGAACAAATGTTTGGCAAAATAACTCATTTTGCGCAAAAACGGTGCAATTAAATCTTAGTTTTCTAACATCTTTTTGGTAAGCCTATCAATAGTCTTCTGCTGGCTCTCGATAGTCTTATTCTGTCTCTCAACGATTGTCAACAGGTTGCCCTGATTGCCTTTCGTGAGTTCTTCACCCATTACCAGGTAGTTGGCATCAACCCAATCTACCGCGTTAATGATCTTCACGATAATATCGTAACTAGGAGCATTTCGCCCAGATACGATGTTTTTGATCGTTGTCCATGGCACACCGATTTTCTTAGCAAATGTAGCGATGGTGTGACCCTCTTTTTCAATGATGCTATTTACGCGCTCATTGATAGTTTCTGCTGTTGTTTCTGTACTCATAATATCTTATTTTCAAACAAAATGCTGAAAAATACAAAAATAATCAGTGAAATGTTTGGCGGTATCACTGAAATGTTATATATTTGCAGCGTGTTAATAATTCTCACGGTGCAAATATACAAAAAATGTCGCACATAATGATGATTTCAAACAAAAATTTTAAAAAATATGGGTTTTAGTGAGTACATGAAGAGTCTTCCATACCCTCGTTGTAAGGTTGTAGAAGCACTTGCGGAGAAATGCAAGGTATCTAATAATTCCGTCTACAGATGGATTCAAGGCAAGTCCAAGCCGAACGCTCTATGCAGAGGAATTGTCGCTGAGTATCTAGGTATGCAGGAGAGCGAACTTTTTCCGGAGGAGTAAGTATGGAGTCAGTCGAGTTTTACAATACACCAGAAGGTGATGTTATGTATAAGCAACTGGGCAAACCTGTCCAGGAACTTACAGCCGACAGCCGCGAAGTTATCGAGGAGATGCTAGACCTAATTAAAACCAGATATCCTCAAACCTTTAGGGCTCTGTGTGAGCTGTATACGGCGAGCGAACTAAATCGCAAGGTATACGAATTCAACATTGTATCTAGGTTCTGCAGATGTAATTTCGGCGAATATGATGCACATACTCCTGATATCGACGCAGACGGTTTCTTTCATTTTGAGGAGGTCAAGTGCCCGTTGCGTGGCGAATGCAGAATGGAAGGTGTCATCTGCAAGCCTAAACTAGACTCTAAGCTTACTGATCGTGAGTTAGATATAGTAGAACTTATATCTAAAGGCTTGCGCGCCCAGGAGATCGCAGACCGTCTTTATATATCTGTAAAAACCGTACAACGGCATAGGGAGAATATTAAGGCTAAGCTCCAGCTAAGATCACTAGCGCAGGTGGCAGCATATTACCTGGAGCATATAAAAACAAAATAGCTTATGTATGAGAAATGCGCAATTTGCAAAGAAGGCAGAGCTTGCATTAATGGCTGGTTCTGTCTCAAATTAAAGAGATACGTCGAGTATAATAATAGACCAATATGTGATTATGAGTAATAGAAAATGGAACAAAAACGAAATTGCATACCTGGTTGGGAATTACGGAAGAATGAGTCTTGAGGATATGGCACGACAACTCGATCGTTCCGTAATGGCCGTTCGATTATATGCGCTTCGCCATAGGTTGGACGACAAACATCAGGTTGTTAAGGAGAATCGCCTGAAGAAGTTGCTTGAGTGTCGCTTCCGTCATCTTGAGGACTTCCATCCAAGCAAGTTCTTTTTTAAGGAGACTGGTATTAACCAGGTAAGATACTGGGATATTTTCTTCGGCCGTAAGGCTATAAAACCAGAAGAGTATAAAGCTGTGGCAGCATACTTCAATATTACGATATCTGAAGCATTCGATTCCCTACAGCTCAATCTGTTCGACTAAACAAAATAAGAAATATGAAAATCAACTCAGACTTCATTAGCGATGTCAAGAGTAAACTTGATATTGTTGATGTGATAGGCGCCTATATTAATCTTCAGAAGGCGGGCATTAACTACAAGGGTATCTGTCCGTTCCATAATGATAGTCATCCTTCTATGATGGTTAATAAGGCTAGACAGACGTACCATTGTTTCGTGTGTGGTGAGCATGGAGACGTTCTGGACTTTCTGCAGAAATACAACCAGATAACTTTTAACGAGGCATTGCGAATAGCTTGCAAGCTCGCTGATGTTGAGTTTCCGGAACAAGAATCTACTCCGGAAGAAAACGCTGCGTATAAATTGCTTGAGTCTCGTCGTATAGCCATTGCTGCTGCCGCAAAGTTCTACCAGGGCAATATCTCGCAAGCGGAGAGCTTCCTTAAAAAACGCGGTTACGATTATACAGATAAGGTGCTTGCAGAATATGGAGTGGGCTATGCTCCGAATGGTAATGTAGCGATGAAGTATCTCGTGGAGAATGGGTACAGTCTGCAGATATTGGAAGATGTTGGAGTCGTAGGCAAGTCTCAAGACGGGAGAAACTATGACTTCTTCAGAGACCGCGTAATGTTCCCGTTTTACGACGTGTCTGGAAGAGTCGTTGCATTTTCCGGAAGAATTGTTACTCCGAACGATAAAGTTGGCAAATATGTTAATACCGGAGAGACGCCAATTTTCAGAAAAGGTCGGCATATTTTCGGACTGTTCCAAGCAAAAAGGGCGATAGCGAAAGAGGGTTTTGCTTATCTCGTAGAGGGGCAGTTCGATGTTGTCACTCTACATAAATATGGGGTCGAGAACGTTATCGGTGGATCGGGAACAGCATTTACCGATGACCAGGTAAAACTCATTATGCGCTTCACTCAGTCTGTTGTAATGATCTACGATGCGGACAGCGCAGGGATTAAGGCTGCCGTCAAGAATAGTGAACTGTTATTGACGGCAGGAGCGAGCGTCAGGTGCGTTCGCTTGCCGAAGGGATATGATCCAGACAGCTACGGTCAGCTCTGTAAGGATGGCGTAAAACAGAAGTTAATCGATGCAACTGAAACATTTCCGAAGGCGATGAAAAGAATGCTGGTCCCTCGCGGATGCAAGGACGAGGCTACAATCGCTTCAGCCATGAATACTATCGCTAATCTAGTAGCATGCGTGCAGGACGCCGGGCTGCGCCTTGAATATATGAAGAGCATGACTAAGGATTTCGATACGAAGATGACTATTCTGGAAGATAAAGTTCGGGATATCCGACGTAATGTCGAGAATCTCAAGAAAGAGGATATGCTGCAGGGTATTTTTGGACTTGATGACCTAAAGGATAATCTGAGAAATAACGAGCCTGCTATCGTAACATCTTCCATCGATGCGTTCATGGAGTCTTATGGAGATAATCCGATTGTGTACGTAGCAGGCGTTCCGTCGGCTACCGATATTCAGAACCTCCGCCGAATCTGCTGCTATCTAGCCACAACTGAAGAGGGCTGCAGTATAGATACGACAACGGGCGATGATAGTAGTTACCTCTCCGCTCTGGCCGAGATGTTCAAGGCAGGAATCTCGCAGATAAGAGTCATGCACGAGGATAAAGTAGAATCCTTTATAGACTTCTATATACGCATACATGGCGATCTACTGTCCGGCTTCCTTGGCGACAAGGTTCCGATCATTACAAGGTGTATCGAGTTGACCAGCTATGCGGAGGAAACCGTGATAACTGTCAACAAGAACCATTACTGCAGTAAATTAGGGCTATCCAAGGGCCAGTTCGACGAGATCCGTAAGCCGTTCGTCAACAAGCGCAAAAACGTAATGAAGGCGAATGCCCTGAAAGATGATCTCTATGATGATGACTTTGACGGTGATGAAGTTCCCAGTTATGTCAAGGAGGGAGAGTACGCACAGATGTTTCGTGAGTGCAAGTATTATCCTCGCCTTAATAAGCAGGGCATACCAGTCTGCTATATGTTCCAGAATAAGAACGGACGTGGATTCTCTCAGGTTGCAGACTTCTATATGGTTCCTCTTCTCCATATCTTCAACGAAGATTTCGAGCAGAACAAGCGAGTGCTGAAGGTGAATCGTCGTTACTTCGACAAGCCGTTATATATCGAGGTGCTGTCAAGTTCTCTAAAGAAGATGAGTACCATCGAGGACGTTCTTATCAACTATGAAGGCGTGAACTTTACAGACGGAGAAGAATGGCAGTGGAGGCGTATAAAAGAATATATGAGCCGCCATTTCGTTCAGTGCCGGGAGATCCAGGTATATGGCAACCAGCAGTCGGAGGGAATGAGCCGGAAGACAGATGAGCAGTTTTTCGCCTTTGCCAATGGTATCGCCCACGAGGACAAGGACGGAAAATATGTGTTTGAGAAGGTTAACGAGCTGGGTGTTGTCACCCATAATCACATGAACTATTATCTTCCTGCGTTTTCAACCATTTACGCTGGATCCGGGCGCCAGTCAGACAAGTACGAACTGATATCTCAGCTGACATACGATGATATTCCTGCCGACATGCAGGTCAGTTTTGAAAAATGGGCATCCTTAATGGATAAGGTCTATAAGATTAATGACAACGGCAAATGGGCTATCGTTTTTGCGTTGATGTGCGCATTCCGAAGTAACATACATTGTCTGGACCGACTCTTCACGGCGCCCTTCTTCATGGGTCCAATGTCTTCAGGTAAGACTCAGATTGCAATATCTATCCGATCTCTGTTCATAAGTCCTACTATTCCGATATTCAACCTCAATACAGGTACTGATGCGGCCATGAGCACCATCATGGGTACATTTCGAGATGTCCCGGTCGTGCTCGATGAGTACAATAATAAAGATATCTCAGATACCAAGTTCCAGGCTCTGAAGGGTATAGTATACGACGGAGACGGCAAGCAGAAGCGTCGCGGGACATCTGGAAGAGATATTGAGAATGATAAGGTATTTGCGCCTGTGATCATTTGTGGCCAGGAGACCCCTCAGCGAGATGACAACGCCCTGATGAGTCGTGTTATTATCTGCGAGGTTCCTAAGCCGAAAAACAGAACACCAGAGGAGACTAAGCTGTTCGAAGAGCTCAAGAATATGGAGAAGAATATAGGATTATCCAACGTATTACTAGAAGTACTGTCGCTCAGACCGGCAGTCATGGATCATTTCCGTGCGCTCAAGCAGGAGGCATACAGCGAGCTCAAGAGTGATGTAATCAATTCCGGAGAGATGGACCGACTCATGAAGACGGCTTCCCTCTTCCTCGGAATGGTGAAACTTGTAGAGCAATACTCTAAGCTTAAACTACCGTTCACGTATGATGAGTTTTTTGCACTTGTGCAGGAGAAAATCAAGTTCCAGCTTTCTCTGATCCGAAGCACGGACAAACTTGCCATGTTCTTCAATGCCGTCAATAATATGATCGATACAAAACAGGTGCTCGTTGGTCGAGAGATGCTCATCGAGCAGCCTAAGAGTGTTACCGGTAAAGATTCGCACGGGGACAAGAAAACGTTCGCTTTCGATCCAGGAACACATGTTCTGTTCCTTCGTCTCAGCAGCGTGTATTCTATATATGACAGAAGTGGATATAACAGCGAGAATACGACATTATCTACCCTTGAGCAGAATCTTCGCTCACATCCATCATATATTGGAACCGTACCATCTAGACGTTTCACCTGGGAGGAGACCGTCGAGGTAGCCAAGCCGGACGACCAGGAAACAATGGTAAGAGTGCGTAAGGAGCGCTCTACATCTACAAGTGCAATTATCATCGACTATGACAAGTTCATGGAGATGTATAATATCGACTTCAGACGAGGAGAAATCCTCGCCGAGAGCGTCGCTCAGAGTACTCCAGGAGTAAATGGGGAGGCTAATGCTGATATCAATACCCAGCAATACAAGCCTGGCAGCATACCATTTGACGAGACTGACGCAGGTAAGAATGGGGATAAACCGTTCTGATAGGAGCCAGAAAACTACCTTATATAAGGTATAGACTACCCCAATTTAACGATACAAAGATACAAAAAATATTCGAGAAAACCAAAGATTTTCCACATAAATTTGAGTTGAATTTTGCATATTTTTACCCACGTAAACCCGGGAGGGCGAGCGTGGGTATTTCTTTACATTTTTGTGTGTTCCAGATGCGAAAAATCCCCCGTACCCCCTAAAATTTCAAAAATAACCGAGAAAACGAAGTTTTGAAAATGATTTTCAGAAAAATGCCTTCCTACAATCCTACAATCCTACAAATGCATTTCTTTTCAAACTATTATTATTATCTATTTATCTTATTATCAGTATGTTATGTGTGTTTGTGTGTTTTTGTGGTTTTGTAGGAAATGCTGTAGGATTGTAGGACGTTGTAGGATATAGGAAATTTGCGCATTTTGGCGCTTTCGGAGATCTCATCCTACAGAATACCCCATTTTGTAGGATTGTAGGACGTGTAGGAAACGAAAAAATGAGTGTGTAAGACTAAAATATGTTTGATAAAATTTGCGTAACTCGCTGAAATTTAGTATCTTTGCATTCGTAAGCCTGCAATTTGTAGGATTGTAGGACGGTAGGAAGCTAAAATAAGCAAAAACGATATGGAAAGAAAAAAACGTCTCTCGAAACGAACAGCGTCTGTTAGAATTGAGCCCTATTTGGCAGAGTATATTCAAAAAAAGCTAGAAATTGAGCCAGAAACGGGCGGAGTAAAAATACCATACACCACAGATCTCTATCATGTGGTGTGGAATTGTATGGCCAAGCCAGACTCTCATCATGACGTCATGCAAGACTGTAATCTCAAGATATATCTGCCTTCACGGCGCTCAAAGATGGATGGACATCCTGGTAAGGATCCGGCTTACTTCAATTATCTTTCCAGTAATGCGGCGAAAAAAATAGAAGAGCATATTCGACTTCTCTTCAATTTCGAGTTTCACCGGCTCATGATTGAGAATGAAGAGCTGGGCAGGCCGTTACGGAACCAGGATGTGGTAGACAACTTCATCAGGAGATACTCTCTGAGGTCTATATCGCCAGATGCGCTCCTGAAGAACTTTTATCGCTATCGCCAGCGGCTTTTTCCGAAAGCACCCAGAAAATACCAAAAAAAACGGGGTGTTTAATTATTTTTAATACATACTGAGTGTAGATTTCTGTCACTCAAAAATTAGCAATAATCACTCTAAAATTAAACATTATGAAAGAGTTTTCCTGTCTTTTAATGATTTCCTCTCTCGGAGGCAAAGAAAGAAACATCGTCCTCAGCGCCGATCCGTTCACATTCGAACCTTCGATAACAGAGGAAAATGGAGGTGTGTACTGGGATTGTAGCAAGACATTTATTGTCGATGTAGCAGCGGACGAGAGCATTTTTAACGAGCTAAAGGTTCCTCGCAGCGCTATCGTCACGCTCGCAAGTGTTGGACTTCCTGATGCACGTACGTATGATATAGGTACAGAAACAATACCGGCAAAGGTTCAGCTCGTCAGACATCTGAATAAGGCGAAGCTTATTGTAAAATGTAAAATGCTTGCGAACCCATTGTTTTAAGGTCTTTTATATACCTATTATATATATGTACCTTTGTGGAAAACTTAATTAAAATGGACGAAATACAGACCCTTCTGCTATCCACTCTACCTCTATGGATTACTGAGGATGCCTATCGTCAGCTGATGGTAGCTGCATTCCCATTGAATGGTACGGTGGTAAGCTTCGAACAGAAAAAAGCCGAACAGGCGATGAGTATTCCTGAGATTCGGGAATATCTCAAGACTCATACATATTATCAGTACGAGACACATGAAGCGCTGTTAGCGATATCTGCCAAGGTATCGCAGAGAGATGAAACGAAAAGTGCACAACTCACGGATGAATACGATTCGCCATCTCTGGATGATGGTACAATCGCATATCATCGTGTATTCGGAGTTGTGACAGCAAACAGCTACTGGTATTTCTCTTCTAAACAGCTGGAACAGGATATTATTGCTGCTGAGAATAACCCTCAGATATCCGCTCATCTCCTTCATATCAATTCTCCTGGAGGAGAGGCATGGTACATGGACCGTTTGAGCGAGACTCTCCGTAATGCGAAGAAACCGATTCTTGCCATCTACGAAGAGTACTGCGCATCCGCAGCCTATTATATCGGCTGTCATGGTCAGAAACTTTACGCAACAACGAATCATGACTTCGTAGGATGCATCGGTACTATGTGTTCCTTCTGGAATTTTGAGCCATACTTCGAAAAGTTAGGACTGAAGAAAATTGTAGCGAAGGCTACCAATTCCAGCCGGAAGAATAAGATATTCGAGGATCTGAAGGATGGTAAGTCTGAAGATTATATCAAGAATGTACTTGATCCGATGAATGAACAGTTCCTGGCAGAAGTGAAATCTCAGCGTTCCAAACTGGCAGAACTGGATGATGACGCTCCGGTACTTCAGGGCGAGAGCCTGTATACCGCTCCAGCCGAAGAAGTCGGTCTCATCGACGGTAAGCGCACCTTGATGGAGGCGATTGCAGAGGTGGCAGAACTGGGAGAGGCCTATATGGGGACGCAGAGCCTTTACGGATTTAGCTAATATATTATTTTTGTTTGATCTAAGTTGTTTTAATATTTAAATGATTGATTTATGAATTTCAAAGCAAAGTTAAACAAAGTTCTCGAGAAACTTGGTTTCGTCAAGAAATTCGAGAACAAGAGTCTTACAGCGGAAGAGTACAAGACTCTTTGCGAGGAATACCAGAAAGAGTACCAGAGCACTCTCATGGATGACCTCGCTGCGGAGAATAGTGCAGCCGAGCAGGCTGAACATCAGAAGCAGATTAATGAGCTCTATGCCATCGTATCTAAAGCTAACAAGTCAAAGGATGATGATCCTGACGACGATAAAGGTGACGAAGGCGATGACGATGATGATGCAGGAAAGAAGAACGAGAACAGTCAAAATGTATCGTTCGAGAAACTCTCTACAGCTGTCAACACTCTCGCCGAGAATATGAAGAAGATGGCTAATAGTACAGCAGATGATAAACCTGCTGCTCATGTTACTGCTCCTTCTATTCCTATTAACGGTTTCGAAACTAACGCTAACTACCTTTTCGGTATTGAGCATTCTATGTTCGATATGAAAAAGCGCTGGAACCGCATTGTCGCTAATCCTGAGATAGCTTTAGCATCTACGCCAAACGAGGAGACAGACGGCAAGGCATTCCGTACCGAAGCGATGGCGTTCGCGAGATCACTCCAGGAACGCTACAAGTATCACCAGGTACGAAATGAGCTCGGTAACGTCAAAGCTCTCGCTTCCGGCCAGTTTGCTACCAATTACTCAGGCGTGGATAATGCAGGACTGGGTGATCAGTTCGTCATCCTTCGTCAGGATGCGCTTATTGCCCGAATCCTTGAGCTTCGTAATCTTACAGAGTTCTTCCCTGTTCGCTATGGTGTCCAGGATCGCGACATTCTCTTCAACGCATTCTTCGATGAGGTATCTCAGGGCTACCAGGAAGGTGAGATCTACAAGGGTGGCATGCAACTTGAGAACGAGATGGGATATGTTGATGATGCGATGATTAAGGTTAAGTTCGGCCCAATGAAGGAACTTGAGCGTAAGTATATCGCTTATCTCAACAAGGAAGGCTCTGATCCTATCAAGTGGTCTATGGTTGAATTCTGCCTTCTCAACCTCTTGAAGAAGGCTCAGGACGAGCAGAACCAGCGTCGTATGCGTGGTATTTATGTTAAGCCAGAGACTGGCCAGGCATCAAGCTACCTCAATGCAGGTACAGGTATTTGGTACACATTGCTTCGCTATATCCACGATTACAGCATCAAACCATTTGCTAACAAAAGCTACAATACTTATACTTCAGCTAATATGCTGGATGCGGTTAAGGAGTTCATTACCGACGTTAAGACTCACCTTTCTGAGGGCATGACCATCGATAACCATGTCCTCTATCTCAACGAGAACCATATCGATTGGTGGCTTGCTAACTGCCGCGAGACTTATGGCAAGGATCAGGACTTTACCGGTCCTAACGGCTACAAGAACCGCGTTCCAGACTCTACTATTCAGATTAAGTGGCTCCCATACGAGGGCAAGTCTTGCTGGATGTTTATGGATGTTCCTGGTAATATTCAGTTCGTGGAGAACCTTCCTGGCGAGATGTTCGCCGTGAAGATGGAGGAACAGATGGAGATGGTTCGTGCCTGGAGTACATGGAAAGAAGGTTGTGGCGCAGCCTTTACCGGTCGCAAGTTCGACAATAAGGCTGCCATGGATGCCAACGATTACGAATTCCAGCAGATCTTTACCAACCTCCCTGCAACTGTTATTGGTGCAGAGATCAACGGTGCAAACGGTTTCTGGCAGATTACAGATGCTGCTACTACAGCAACCGCTATCGAGGATATCACGAACGCGAAGGCTGGCGTAGCTTACTGCATCGAGATTGGTGAGGATGATACTAAACATCAGCTTACCATCGAAAAGAGCGGCAAGTTTGCGAACATTACCGCAGCATGGACTCCTAGCCAGCCTGGCGACTACATCATGGTTATTCTCGGTAAGGACGAGAAGTTCCGTGAACTCGAACGTCGCGTAGGTGGCAAGCGAACCATTAACAAGACTGTTCAGCCTAATGTTCCTGGTGGCCGTTAGTCCTTATTATATATATTGTTAACTCGTAGGTGGGGTACGGCGTACCTCGCCTACATTTTCAGAAAAAATTATGAAGAAAAACAATATTCCAGTACGTTCTCGTACTTATAACCCTAACAAGGGTTATCATTATGCCCAGCATAAGGGCCGTCTTCTCTTCATGACGCTCATTATGCTGCTCGGCATCGTTTCACTTCTGCAGATGTTAGCTGATCCCTCATCTACCTTCGGTGTAGGTGGCACAGGAGTCTCTATGGCTTCGTTCGTTGCGCTGACATCTATTGATGATGTGACAGACCGAGATACCCATGGTTCTGCAATCGCTTACCAGGTAGTATTGGTCCCTACGACTTTAATTGATTTATCGAAGGCCTTCCCTCAGCCAGATAAAGACCGCAAAGTCAAGGCAATGCCGTTTAAGACGGCTGCCGCCGACACCCTGAAGGCTTATCTCTTCGATGCACACGATATTCCTACATTTACGGCTACGACAGAGAAGGGAGATATTACGACATCCGGCGAGAATAACCTGGTAATCATCATGGGTGGCACTCGCGTGGATCTCTATAACTTCATTGAGCAGTATGCTGGCGGTAAGTTTATTATTCTCTATAAGCATGTAAAGGATACCCAATGGTATATCGTCGGCGAACCTGAGCGCCCTATGATTCTCAATAATACAGAAACTAAGGATGATAAGGATGGCCGATATACAACCTTCACCTTCAAGCGCACATCTGTAGACCTTCCTTGTCTGTATGCTGAGGATCCTCTTGGTGTGACAGCTGCCGAGGCTGCCGCTCATTCAGATACGACTCCTGGCACAAAACAGAATACGGCTTCAGGTTCTTCAACTGGTAAGGCTGCAGTTTCTTAATGTTTTCATTTTATTTAATTATTGGTTAATTTCAAAGGTGTGTCGCCACAAAAAGGTGGCGCACCTTTTATAATATATATAAGGTATGATTAGTAGAAGAGAAAAATTACAATTATTTAATAAGCTTAGAGGAGCCGGTCATGCTGAAGCCGACCTTGCTCTCCTGGAGGATGTAAATCCTCGCCATCCTAAACTTACTCGTTTCTCCCGTGACCCGAAACGGTATGCAGACGAAATACTCTACGCTCTTCTGGATGAGTGCGACGAGGAAGATATAGTAGATCATCGAATCTATTTCGAGAAGTTAAATGACGACACCCCAGCCAATGATGGGCAGGGACCGGAAGGCGGTTCAAGTAATACTTCAACTGGAGAAGAGCAGGGACCGGAAGATGGTTCAAGTAATACTTCAGCTGGAGAAGAGTATGGACCGGAAGATGGTTCAAGTAATACTTCAGCTGAAGAAGAGCAGATACCTGATGATGGTTCAAGTAATACTTCAGCTGAAGAAGAACAGATATCAGCAGATGGTTCAAGCAATACTTCAACCGAAGAAGAGACTCCTGAAGGTGAAAATCAACAGGAATCTGAACAATCTGATACTGCCGACCCTGGCGAGGACTCAAAAAAAAAGTAGTTCAAAAGGAAGAGGAATATCCTAACATCGACTGGGATAACCTCTATAACGAGGACGTGCAGATGGCGACCGTCATTTATAACGACCGCATCAACACCTGGCGTAAGATGAAGAAACTCGACGAACTCCTTGATAAGAAACCGAAGGCGAACGATGTGGCTGCGATGGCAGAACTCCGCATCCGCAACCTTCAGGCATTCGAAGAACTGAAGGCGTACAACGATACCGGCAAGTTTCTGTATAAGCATCCATTGCTGAAGGGTAAGTCCGAATTCGATGAACTCGTGAAGCTCTTCAAAAAGGACCCTGCCGAGTTTCTTCACAAGCACAAGAACGTTCTCGATAATATCAAGCGCTATAAGAGCTACATTAAAAGAGATGATCGCAAAGATAAACGTGCTAGTGACCGAGAAAACCTCCAACGTCATCAGGAACGTGAACGTATGTTCAAGATGGTGATGGAGCAGTATAGTGAATCAGACAAATCAGATAGATAAGATGGATAAGACGGAATTACAGAAGATTGTAGAAACCTGCGTCTCGATGGTGAAGAACGGAGGCGTACTAGAGCAGGCTCAACTCAAGGCAGACGAGAAGATAGCCGAGTTGGCAGCAAACGGCGACCTCGATGCCATCAAACTACTGAATGAGCGGATGCAGGATCGCGAAGAACTTAAACTTAGGAAGAAGTTGTTTGGCGTATGAAAAGCGAGATAGAAAAACTGGAGAGCGTTCATCCGGACCTCATTACCACCTTCCTGACTACAGGTGAGGGCAAAGGCATTCCAGAGGATGTGCAGACCTTTCTGAAGCAACTTCAATGGGCCGCCGAAATCTACGAGTATGAACGTAATATTACCCGTGGCGCCCGTCAGCTCAAGCAGCGCATTGCCGCGCAGCAGAATATCACCCTCGATGTTCGTACCTGCATGACTCGTATCAATCAGGCAATATCTTACTTTAATGTAGATTGCAATGTGGCCATAAAAGTCTGGGAGAATGATTTTGCCAACAAGTACGAGGACCTTGCCAAGCTCTGTTCTGCCAAGCGTGACTATAAAATGCAGAAAGCCTGTATGGATCAAGCCCTGGAATGCCGCAGACGTGCGTCCGAACAGGCAGAGGCAGATAGAGATCTCGGAGTTGTGTTCCTCATTACTCCAGAGGTTACCCCGGAAGAACTAGGTTTTCAGAAAAAGAACCTCAAGGAAATTGCCGGCAAGTACAACCGCGGTTTTTATATATCTCTCATCGATGGTTTACCTATCGAGAGTTCGGAAAAGAAACGATTGCTTCGTGATGCTGATATTCAGGAAGCGGAAATAGTGGAGGATTTGAGCGATGAGCCAACTGATTTTGAATGATAATACCCTCGGTGAATTCGAGCATTACTACATGAATAACATGCAGCTGCTTGCCAACATCATCGACCCCAACATGCTTTTTGCCGAGGTTGCCCGTGCCGGAGGTAAGACCGAAGGTGTGACTGGTCCTCGCCTGATACGAGTTGCCAACGATATGCCAGGGGAGCTATCTTTTCTGGTTCACAAAACCTACGTGGCGCTGATGACCAACGTCTGGCCTAACATCCAGGCATACTTCTCTCGTCAGGTAGTAGTGAACGGGCAGCAGAGATCCATGCTGGAATATGGTATTGATTATGTAGTAGGAGAGAGCACGCTACCTTCCCACTTTCGAAAACCCCGATATCCGATAGCTTACGCTAAACATAGCGTGATATTCCGAAATGGCGCCCACCTTCAGCTGGTATCAAGCGACCAGCCGGAATCCGTGGCAGGTAGAAATGCCGTGCACGCCTTCGTGGAAGAAATGAAGCACAACAGCGGAGAAAAACTCAAGACCCGCCTGTTTCCGTCTTTACGTGGAGGTCCAGCCAATGTACGGTGTTCTGCTTATTACGAGGGTGTTACGGGTGTGAGTGATACGGCTCGTGTCGACCTCGGCGAAGATGACTGGTTTGAGGATTATGAAAAGAAGGTGAACCCGAAACTTATCGAGGAGATTGCAACCGTTGCCCTGGAAGTTAACAGAAGTCTCTACCGCCTGTTCGTACTCAAGCAGCAGGAACGAGACTCGAAAGACCCTGTTCTTCTGGAGAAGATGCGCCTTGAGTCTGTTAAGCTCAATGCCTTCGTGGCGAGATGGAAACCTCGTCTGGCAGATATGAGGCGTAATGCCATCTACTATATCCGTGCATCCTCTTTCTGCAATAAGGATATCCTGGGACCGAAGTTCTTCAAGACTCAGTTGGACACTCTTGATACGGACGAGTTCCTCACGGCTATCTGCGCCATCCGCCACAAGGAGGTAACCAATAAGTTCTTTATCAACTACGACCACGCAAAGCATCAGTTCAAGGATAGCTATAAGTATGAGTCCATACTTCGCCTGAATCTGAAGGATAGGTTTATCCTTACGGCAGAGTATCTTCTACATTACGACCCCAATGAACCGCTCTACATGGGATATGACCCTGGCAACTTCCAGTCGCTCATCGTTGCCCAGAAGAAAGATTACGGTAGGCGTCTCGACATCATCAAGGAGTTCTTTGCCTTCCTGCCTAAGGATTACAACGACCTCGTGGCAGAGGTGCACCAGTTCTTCGGATCAGCAGCCGTCAACAAGACGATTTATCTCTATCCAGACCGTGCCGGCAACAAGCGCAGGGAGGAACGGGAACAGATAACTACCGACTCGCTCAATCTGAAGGCTGCCCTGGAGTCGTATGGCTTCATGGTGATACTCTATAACGAAGATGCGCCAACGATATACCATTGGCAGCAGTTCAAGCTCTGTCAGATGCTCTTTGGTGAACGCAGTCCGCTCCTGCCTGTCATCCGTATAGATGAAAATGAGTGCAAGAACCTCTGCTCTGCCATCATGATATCCCCTCTGAAGAAAACAGACGGAAAGATAGAACTTGACAAGAGTTCCGAGAAGAAGCAGCAGCTCAAGAACCAGGCAGGACTCACTACGCAGCTTCCTTCAGCCATGATTTACCTGCTTTACGGTCTTTATTCTGATGCCGTGAAGGCGGAATTAAGCACATATCCTACCGATTTACCGGACAATTTCGAGATATAAACGCAGGATAATGCTGCATTTCTGCAGTAATAATTTTCACGGGCATATCAATAATTTACGGAAAATGAAAGGGTATAAATGCTAAAATGCTGATAATCAGCCCAAGCGGACCGGCTGGGAGAAAAACTCCCAAAAACACCTCACCCAAACGTGCACGCACCGCTGGGAAGGGAAAGAGAGGTGCAGGCCTTACGTTTCTCGGAAATATGACGGGGAACAGGTGCAGTCGGTCTTTTGCAGGGCGATAATTTTTCACTATCTTCGCATCATTATGAGCAAGACAAGTAAGAACATCATCATGGATGGCATCACGGCACTCCAGTGGGCCAGAGAGATCAGTAAGCTGCCCGATGGGGAGTTCACTCTGGTTTTCTTTCCTTATTCCAGGCAGAGAGGTGAGGCGAGCGCAAAGCTTCAGGTGCGTCGGCATTGTAAGTATCGAACCCAGTTGCCGAAGGAGTGTTTCGCCATCGATGGAGAGAACTACCTTCTCTATACAGATGAAGATGGAGAGCCAAAGATGTGCTATAGAATCCTCATCAGGTACATGGGCTTTCCTCAAGACGGATTTAAACTTCACAAAATAAATTGGTTATGAAAGAATACGAAATAGACATGTATGGCAACGCCGGCATCTACCTTGCCGATGGCAATACCTTCACCTTCCAGCTAGGTGAAGGCGACTCCATCTTTGGTGCAGACCAGCTCTTCCAGTCACCACTCCTGGAGTCTCCATTCGGTGGTACGTTCTGGATGCAGCAGCATCACTATCTGGGCATACAGGGATATCAGGTGTTGATGCGTGGCTACAACAACCAGCAATGCGACGAAGTGACCAAGGAGATCAAGGAGAACCGACTGCTCCCTCGTCTCTATTCTAAGGAGATTAAAATGCTCTATGGTCACGGACTCGCCGTGTACAAGCAGGCTATTGAGAACGGTAAGCTGGTACGCAAGTACGAGGAGCAACCAGAAGTAATGGAATGGCTCGACTCCTGGAGCTCACGCGGCATCCCTTCAGTCGAGGAGTTCTGCAAGACCTGTATCAAAAACTTCTATTACTTTGGAGACTTCTTCGTTAAGTGGCGCTTCACCCGAGGCAAGGTGATAGGTATGGGTAAACCGATAGCTGCGCTTGAGGCGATGGAGAACCGTTACTGCAGGTTAGCAACTACCCGTCAGGATGTTGCTTCAGAATTGATTTCGTACGGAGACTTCAAGCAGGTTGTAGTAGGACGATTCTCCTATGGCTTATCGAGTTACTCGGTTTATCCGAAGTTCAGCTTTAACGAAGTTGACAACTACCGGTATGCTGCGATCTCTCATCACAGAGAGAAATCAGTAGACGAATTCTACGGAGCCAACGAAACGCATCAGGGAGCTCGTCCATACATACAAGGTAGTAACAAGACCGCCCGATACATTAACAGTTTCCTTAAAAACTCGCTGGCTGCAAAGGTGCATGTCATTATTCCTAACGCCTGGATCCAGAGCAAGCGCACCCAGATGACCAAGCTCTGCGAGGAGAACAAGCGACGCAAGGCAAAAGGCATGGAGTTACTGAAGTATAACGGTATCGATATTGGTACAGACTTCAAGGAGTCGTGCATGGTCCGGTATGTTCGTGACGAGGTACGCAAGTTCAGCTCCTATCTGTCAGGTGCAGACAATCAGGGCAAAGGTTTCTCTTCCATCTCATTCATGGATGCGCAGGGACACGAGCAGTCGTGGAAGGTGGAGACCATCGACCTCAAGTACAAGGAATATATCGAGGCGCTCATCTCCTACGACAAGCGTACCGAGCAAGCCCTGCTGTCTTCGGTAGGTCTCGATGCAGCCATATCTGCAGTAGATAAGGATGGCGTCATCTCGAAGAGTGGAAGTGATACCTATTATAATTATCTCATCTACATCATGTCGCTCACCTCAGAGGACGAAGTCTGCGCAGAACCGCTCAACTGGGCGTTGCGCATGAACTTCCCGGAACTCTACAAGCAGGGCTGCAGACTCGGGTTCTATCGCGAGGTCCCACAACGGCAGGAAGATATAACACCATCCCAACGACTTAACCAGCAACAGGCATGAACAAGAAATTTCAACTCAATCAACTCTTCGCCAGTTATGCGCAGTTCTGCAACTGCGCACCTGGGGCAGATACAAGCGCCGACTTCGACAGCCTTCAGGGTTCTGCCGTAGCCGCACGTAAGCGTATTGTTGCCATCATCGGCAACAATACGTTCTCTGATATTGTGAGCATCGAAGAAGAAGAGAGTGGCATCAAGGATTTTCTCCGCGCTGCCATGGCGAACCTTACGCTAGCTACACAGATTATCTTCGATGCCGTAAACCGCAGGAAGAACGATATTAATCTCTACAAGTACGAGATGGAAGGCATGAAGCGCTCCTATATGGAGAACTACTTTAATGCGATGGATTCGTTGATTTCCGAACTTACGGAAGAGATAAGTGCCGATGATCCTGCCGATATCCGTCTTGCCATGGAAGACTGGCGCAAGACCAATTACTACAAGATGCTCAGTAAGCTGAAGGTAGATACTGCCGATGAATTCGATGAAATTTATCCTATCGACCTCTCGTATCTCTTCTTCTTCCGCTGTGTTCCTCTTCAGAAGGAGGTGCTCGACGAAAGCATAGGCGCCTACTTCGACCGACTCGAACAGGGAGGAGAAGACCAGACGTTTGCTGAGTTTGCCCAGAAGGCGCTGCCTATGCTCAAGCGTGCTCTGGTAAAGAAGACCGTGGCGAAGGCTCTCAGACGTTTCGATATCCTGGAGTTCCCTGCCACCATCCGCAACCTCTTCGATGACAATACCGCCACCCGCTCAGGCAGCGACGAGGCAAGCCGTGCACTCCAGCTCGCCACGCAGCTAGACGGGGAAGTGGAAGATCTGCTGCATAATGTGGATATGCTCCTCGATGCTCAGGAAGGAAACGATTTCCTATCCTTCTCTGCCGAGAACCGTCCGGACGACAATATGTATTTAATGCCATAAGCTTATGAAAAAGACGATAACAGTAAGGGCAAACGGAATAGAGCATGAAATTCCGAACTCGTGGGAACTACTCACTTCTGACCAATATCTGAAGCTGGTGGAACTGCTTTCTCTCATGGAGAGTGGGCAGTTTTCCCCAGGCGCCGTGAAATGTCTGTTCCTCTGCTACATGAAGGGATGGAACCTGAATAAGATTAAGCGCGATGAGCGAACTCTGGAGAACTTCATGTCTATAGCCAGTCAGCTTTCGTTCATCTTCCAGGAGAAAGATGATAAGTTCGTGCTCGATCTCTGTTTCTGCCGGCAGCAGTTGCCGATTGTCTTTATCGACAAGAAAGCCTATTATGGCTACGAGGTTAATACAGATTTCAATTCGCTCACCTGTTCACTCACGGCTCTTCAGTATATCGAGGCACGACAGCTGCTCGATATGGGCGAGGAAAGTCTTCCTCTGCTGGCTGCGATACTCTACTTCGACAAGGGAGTATATTCCTCGGAAGAGGCGCAGAAACTCGCCCTGAAGTTCAAGAAACTGCCTGTCAATACACTCCGGGCGATAGCCTTGAACTTTACTGCAGTAAATAATTTCCTCTTCTCGAAGACTGAATTTTCCCTGCTCACCAAGTTTATACCCAAGGAGGGCAGCAGTATTACTACCGATGCCACCGATGCGCTCTACGATCTCTCCAAGGACGGACTGGGTAATGCCCGTCAGGTAGAACAGCTGAATGTGCTTACCTATCTCCGCATTCTCAGAAAGAAGACCATCGAGGGAGTGAAGAGTCTGAAGGCTACCGGTATGGAGCTGGCCAAGATAGCAGACGAGGTATGTCTACCTCTGGAGATAGTTAAAAAGATTATATAACCAAGGCAGGGAAACAACCTCTCTGCGACAAAAAAATATAAAAGCCTATGTTATTGGATTTATTCGAATATTTCGCAAAGTTTCCTGCTACTGCAGGAGTTACGAAGGGTATTGCCAACAAGGGCGAGAGCAGTATGGAAGAATATACTACCGTGCTCAAGGTAATCAAGGAGATGCCCGAGAAAGAACTGGTTCCGGAGATAGAAAACTACGTTTACGGCCAGTCGTTCGACGAACTGAAACAACGCATCGATAAGCTTACCGGTTCCTTCCTGTTCGTAGATTACGGAGAAGTGGATATGCAGAGCGATGGGCGCCGGAGTTTCCAATGTACCCAGCGCATAGCCGTAACTGTAGCGATGAAGTTATCTGCCCATTCCGATATGCTCGAACGAGTCATAGCCAACGACCGCACCCTTCAGATGCTTTCGAAGGTTCATGCCCGTATCATGGCAGATGTGGAGACAGAAGGACTCTACTGGATGGACCGGGAGAGTATTACTACCTGCGAGATCATTCCGTTCGTATCTGCAGAACTCCAGAGCTACGGCTGGACCCTCATGCTATCTGCCACAGGTGCAGATATCCTCGATGTTCACCGTATGTCGCGAGAGATGGCGCACTAGCGTCCTTTGCGGTTCCTGAATATTTGTGTAATTTTGCAATGTCTAAAAAACATAAGGCCGAAATGTTATGAAACAATATAAACGAAATATACCGATGATAGCAATCACCTCGCTCCCTCTGACGGCTGTGTCGGAAGGGTTCCAGTATGTGTATCAGGACTGGGAGTTTGCCAAGTGGATAGCGATAGCCGTCTCTATCGATACCTTCCTGGGTGTATGGAAACATCTCATTCATAAGGATGCGTCTAGCGAATCCTTCTTCTCCAGGTTCACGAAGAAGATTGTAATCTACATCTTCCTGATGATCCTGAGTAATTTTGCAAGTCATGCTACCGTAGAGGGCTCTACCGTTGGCGCGATGCAATGGATAGGAACCTACATCTGCGTGTTCATGATGGTGCGCGAGATATTCTCCATTATCGAAAACATACAGGCTATATACCCGATATTTCCGAGGAACTTCGTTAAACACATGAAGGACTTCAACGACAAGGGAGATTACATCGGCGGCGGGCCTATCAACTTTTCAGAAAAAGATGCGCCCGATGATGCATCATAGGTATACATTATTATAATATATATAAAGGTATGGCAAGTAAAACTCAATTAGCCTTCGCCCGTCAGGTGTATGCTGCGGCCGTGGAGGCAAAAACGGAAATAGATCCTGCCTTCGTTACTGCCCAGGCGATGCTTGAGACAGGATGGGGTGCAAGGGTTATCGGTAAGGCTAACCTCTTCGGTATTACCAAGGGCAGCCAATGGGACGGAGATATCGTCATGGTGAAGACTCATGAGTACTTCAAGACTCCTAACCAGAAGTTCAAGGCGCCAGACCGCATCGTATCCGTGTGCAAGGTTGCCGGCAAAAATCTTTGGTATTATACCGTGATGCGTGCCTTCAAGGATTTCGACTCTGTAGGCGACTGCCTGAAGGAACATGAACGTCTCTTCCAGAAGCCGGGCTATAAGGATGCCTGGCCATGCCGCAAGGACCCGTTCAAGTTTGCCCAGAAGATATGCGACGCGGTAGGGTGCAAGTACGCTACAGATCCTACGTACCTCACCACTATCACCTCGATTATCAAGACGATCCAGCGGAAGTGTGCATAAATTTTAAGTGTTTTGTTGTTATTTGTTGTAAGTTGTGAATAGGTTTATAGGTTTTATTAAGGTTATTTTTCTAGTGCTGATTCCGCTCGCTCTGGTTATGGCATTCAAGGAGTGTCACGACCTCAGGGGCGAAGCGGAGCGCACGAAAGAAAATCAGGATATTCTACTTCACAACGGCAGGGTAGAGATAGGACGGACGCAGTCAGGCAGGCCAAGAGCTTCCGTGCAGGCGATCACGTTGAAGACGTCTGACCTAAAGCGTAACCCCGACTCTCTCCTTGCCGTTAACAGAAAGGAGCTCAAGATAAAGAACAGCCGGATCATGGCGGCAGCTACAACCTCTACCACCACCCAGGTAGACGTAAAGGCAGCCATCCGGTCGGTTCCTCACGATACATGCAGTCGGCTTCTTTCCGGTTCCTACCGACCGCCCGACGTCTCGCAGACGGTATCCTGGAGTGATCCATGGATAACCCTGCGGGGCGAAATCGAGGGCGACAGCATGCAGGTGCATATCGAGAGTCGCGATACCCTCCAGATGATTGTTCATCGTGTACCGAAGAAGTTTCTCTTCTTCCGCTATGGAACCAAGGGTGTGCGCATGGAGGTGGTGGGGCAGAACCCTCACTCCCAGCTCTCATATCCAAAGATTATTGTGTTTAAGAAATAGTTTAAGTGTTTATCGATTTTAGTTAGGCTGAATTTTATATTAGATGTATCTTTTTTATACTCATGATTATTAGTTATAGTTGTAATCTTCTAACATTGCACAAGCGTGTGTTCTAATTCTCATATGGAAATCTATCGTTCTTGTAATAGAGTACGGTATTTCAAGTTTACTAAAGTTATCAAAAAGCCCCGGTGCGAGATGCATCGGGGCTTTTTCCTGCTGTTTTCTGAAAATAATCAGTAAAATGTTTGATGGTTCCAGAGAAAAGTGTTATCTTTGCAGGCGTAATGATGACATTGAACTAAGGTTGTGTGCAGATTGAGCTGAGTTTGTACATAACAAGTGAAAAGAAATACAGCTGTGTGGCTCGTGCTGAAGGACTGCTCTCCGGATACACGAGCCCTTTTTATGATTTATCTTTTCCATACCTTATATATATTAATAGGTGAAACATTTCTTTTCTGCAAAGATACACTTTTTCCCGCTCATTTTCTACCTTTTCACATACAGAAAGCTTAAACGTAGTTAATACTACGATTTTTCGTATAAAATATTTGGCTACTACGAAAAATAGTAGTATCTTTGCATTGTCTTAAAATAAAACGATATGAAGAAGATTTTAGTAACAGAAAAAGAGGAAGAACTGATAGAAGCTATCAGAAATTTCCGGAAGTCATACCCTAGAGGTAACCCACAGTTATTATGGTACGCTCAGCAGCTGTTTGATGAGCTGATTGAGCCACCAGAGTATTACACCAAGTATTAACAACGCTCTCCCTTCGGGGAGGGCATTAAAAAACATAAGATTATGGAAGTAACAATGAAGCAGGCTAAGGACAGCACAGTAAAGCAGCGCATACAGGATATCCAGATGACGGTATCATGGCGCGAGATAGCACATACTTATTTCGGAAAATCGGCATCATGGCTTTATCATAAGCTCGATGGCATCGACGGAAATGGTGGTGTAGGTGGTTTCACCGAAGAAGAGAAGGTTATGCTCCGTGGAGCACTTTGCGATGTTTCCAATCGCTTGCGTGCGGCTGCGGACAGAATATAATGAGGCTGGGGTCATCGTTCCCCATAAGACAGAAGTCGCCATAGCCTTGTGGCGCATCAGCCCCGATGCAGCAGCGCATCGGGGCTTTTTCATACCCAAACGTTAAAAATGAGTTAAACATAAAAGAAAGTTTATGTTTTATTTGGTCATTAAAAGAATTTTATGTATCTTTGCATCGTGAATAGATAACTAGATGTTTAACAATTTAATTTTAAGCGTATGACACAAAAAGAGCTAGAGCAAGAAATTAAAAGAAAGGAAGACGAAATCAAGGCCCTTCTCGAACTGAAAGACTTGGTCTTCGATTACGAGAGACAGATTGATTTGAGACTCGCAGACCTTTCTAAGCTCTACAAGCAAAGAAAAAACTAAAAAGTCCTCCCCTAGGGGGGAGGTTCTTTAAACTATATAAATATAAGAATATGGAGAATATTAAAGAATTAATGGCAGAGTACATGGCATTGGCTGGCAAGCAGGATGCCAAGAGCAAAGAGCGCAGAGACGAGATTCATCGCTATCTCAGCGCAAATGCTACGGAGGAGGATAAGAAATATATTAGTGAGGTGGTTGTAGATAGAGTTGCAAACCTGAAGCTGGAGGTTGCCACTTTGCGTGAGCAGCTTGCAGAGGCAGATTATAAATTGCTTCCACTTCGCTACATCGCGCAGAAATACTTCGGCAAAAGCGCTGCATGGCTCTCTCAGCGTCTCAATGGCTCAGAGGTTCGTGGTCATGCTTATACGCTCAATTCCGAGCAGAAAGATATTTTCAATCGTGCCGTCCAGGAGATTGGACAACGCATTAGCTCTTTGCAGTTAGCATAGGGTTATCTATTCACACATCAGCCCCGGTGCAGCAATGCATCGGGGCTTTTTCATTCCCCAAACCCCTCATTTTTATGCTCTACAGCATATTTAAGTGTTAATTATTCTCATCGTGTGAAAATTTCCCGATTTTTATTTGGCGGTTCCGGATTTTCTTCTTACCTTTGCCGACGGTAATAAGAAGATTGTAAACAATCCGGCAGGGCGACCGTTTCGCCTATGGCTTCTTGCCGCAGGCTTTTTTTATGCCTAATCGGGAAAAATATTTTTCCTAACTGGGAAAATTTATTTTCCTAACTGGAGAAATAATTCTCGCAATAAATGGCGGCTGCATGAACCGTAAGAATTGAAATGTCCATCCGGATAAGTCATCTTCTTATTACCAACGGGGAATGCAGCCGCCACCCTTTTGTACAATCGGCTGTTAATGGTAATAAGAAGATGCAATATGCAGAATTCTATTTTGATTAGTGATGCTCAGGTGCGCCCTGCAGGCATCAGCGTAGAGGAGGGCATGAAGGCTCTCAAGTGTGAAATCAGGAAGCTCGCCAAGACCAAGAGCGAGACCTTCTCCTACCTTTGTGGGGAGACGGTTACGTATGGCGAAGTAGCTATGACCATGGCAGGTTTCTTTGCCTTCATGGCAGTAGCTGTATTAGGTGGCTTTATTATGGGAGGGGAGGTGATGTAGCTATGGCTAAGATTGATATGCTTACAGATGTAGCGGAACGTCTTGCCGAGTACAAGATGTTCTATCCCGACACCACGATTACCCGTGTAGGCTTCGAGGATTGCAATTCTATCTCTCACGAAGATGGTCTGAAGCTGAGCGAACAGGTATGCCACATGACGCATAGTGGCCTGCTGCAGTTCGTGATATTCAAGAACAGGATGTATATCTTCAAATCGAGAGAGTTTCTGAAGGTTGCTGCCGGCTTCAAGAATGGAGCCAGGGTAAGGTTCCATGATCCCCGCACGCCCGATGACCACCACGAGAGCGTAATGCTCGCAGACGGAATGCGCTATGATGGCGGCATTCCTTTCATCTGGACCGAGGACAGCGATGCCGACTGCTTCATGGAGTGCAACACCTTCGCGGTATATTGGCGCCCGATAGAAGAAATGAGTGAAAAATAGCCAAACATCACTCATATGTTTGTCCTTTGACGCACAGCAAAGATTTCGTACCTTTGCACCGTGAGAATTTTAACACAAAAGAATTATGAGAAAAATTAAGAACAAACATCGCAGGCGCACGCATCTGCTTTACAAGGTAGTATTGAGAACGTCCCGGTTTCGGTACACCGGCCGTCAGATGGGCCCGAACAAGACCGAGACAATGTGCTGGCTCGACTACAACCGCAGAGGCAGAATCCGCTGCTACAACGACAGGAAAAATGATCGCGCCATCATCGTCTGGCTCGACGGCAGGTATTACTCAGCTCCTAATACGCGGAGCATATACCTGGAGAGAATCAGCATGAACATGGCAGAGTATAAACGATTAAATTCACATTAAAATGAGTAACGAAAAAGATATCAAGACCGTATTGGACGGAGCAGTAGAAACTGCTAAAGAGATAATGGCAACTGAGATATTCCATGCTCAGCTAGTAAAGAACACCGAGGCTATTAATAAGGAACGTGAGGAGTATGAGCATAAGCGCGCAGAACTTCAGCAGGACCTTGACGATCAGAAGACTTTCTGCTCGGTCTCTAACCGTAGGCTTCAGACGGAAAAGTTGGAATACAAGATACAGGTCAACCGGCAACAGGAGATGTTTGAGAAGACTGAGTGTAATATCCGTGAGACCCTCAGCAAGGCAAACAAGGAATTCAATGAGAAGTATGCCAAACTGAAGAGCGAGCATGCTCTGAAGAACCTCGAACTTCAGAACGAGCGTCACAAGATTTTCGAGGCTTACCGCAATTCGGGGGGCAAATCTTGCCGAAGGCTCTCAGCAAATGTACCCGGAAGGATGGTGCCGACCAAGGCCTAAAGATGGAGGGGTAGAATAATAACGATAGTACCAAATAATTTAATTAAGCAGATTATGGAAAATCAGAATAAAAATGCTGCAGATAAGGTTGCAGCCAACATAGCAGAAGAAAGAAAGCACCCTATCTTTGAGGAGTGCGAGGTAATGAACGCTGGCAAGCCAGCACATGAACACATGCTCAGCATGAACGGCATGTACATCTCGGGCATTACCGATGAACAGCTCAAGGAGATGCACGAGAAGCTGGGCAAAATGCTCTCAGGGAAATAGAAAATAGTTTTCTAGTCTATCATGTAATAAGTGACAAATATTTAAATTTAGTCAGATCTCTAATTAAGGATGGCTGCCCGTGAGGGTGGCCATTTTTTCTGGAGCATAAATTTGGTTTTTCAGAAAAAGTGGTGTATCTTTGCACCCGAGAATTAGTAACACATTAAAATATATAGATTATGTTAGATACTTTCTTTGGCTTCGTGCAGTTCGTGTCGTTCGTGATTGCGCTTGTTCTTGGACCGTTTGTTGTCGGCTCGAGGATGTTTGCAAAATGGCTTGTTTATCTGACTTTATGTACCATATTTACTCCTTTGTTTGGAATACTTATATACGTAAAGTTCTTCAGGTACTAGTCCTTTGCCATATGCTCGCCTGTTATTATATTTGCATTGCTAATTAGTAATGTATAAAGAATATGGTAACAGACAGTCTTGTTAAAAAGAAATTTGTTCACGAGACTCTTCAAGAAGGCATCCTGAAGATATACTCCACACAGGAGAACGTGGTGCGCAATCATTATAAGCGCCGTACCGGCAGATTGCTCACCACGCTTTCCGCTCACTCGTTCGACAGCCAGATATCGGGCGAAAACCGCACCATCTTTGTGCGAATCCTTCCTTATCTCCGTTTCCTCGATATGCAATACCGCCAGCGCAACGACCGCATCAGCAAGTTCAAGCGCAGGAACCTTGCACTCTACAACCGTGTGGTATGGGGCGTGCTCTATCACGAGACGTTCCCTAAGCTCCGTTATGGCTTCACGGATGAGATACGCCAAGGCATCCGTCAGGAACTGGAAAAGTCACTCAACCCTCAAAAATCATAAGTTATGGCAAGTAAACATTTAACGGAAGACGAAATTCGCTATACCGTCGATGTGAAGACGGCAGCAGCCCAAAAGGAAATATACCGACTGGAGCAGCAGAGCAAGAAGCTGCGCTCCGAGAACAAGGCACGACTCAGCCAGATGATTCAGCTGGAGGCAGCTGGCAAGAAAGAGACTGATACCTACAAGAACCTCAAGAAGCAATATACCGAGACTGGTAAGGAAATTCGCAACCTTACCTCTCAGATAGGCGAGCAGACCAGTAAACTCAATGTGCTTGATATGACTATTAGTCAATTGAAGAAGCAGCAGAAAAGTTTGCAGAAGGAATTTGAAAATACCTCAAAAACGCTCAACCCAGAACTTTATGGTATATTGGAACAAAAGTTGCAAGAGGTAAGCAGTAGAATGGCTGAATTGAAACAGAACGCTAAAAGTTTTGGTGAACTTGCGGCTAGCGACCAAGCTAACGGAATGCTATATGGTAACATGATGACCAAGGCAGCAGAACTCTTTGGTAGTTACGCACAAGGTTTCAAAGATTCCGTCAAGGAACTTATTGATGGTGGCTTGGAGATGGCAGAAACCGCCGATGGTGTGACCAAGGCTTTCAAGGATATGGATCAGCCTGACCTCTTGGAGAATCTTCGTAAGGCAACCAAGGGAACCGTAAACGATGTTCAGCTGATGACGGCTGCCGTAAAGGCTAACGATTTCCGCATTCCGCTGGAAGATCTGGGCAAGTATCTGGAGTTTGCACAGCTGAAAGCCCAGCAGACGGGTCAGTCGGTAGACTACATGACCGACAGCATCGTGACCGGTCTCGGCCGCAAGTCTCCGTTAATCCTCGATAACCTGGGAATCTCTGCAGCAGAAATCTCGGAGAAGACCAAGGAGACGGGCGACTTCATGAAGGCTGTGGCAGAGATTGTAGATACCCAGCTGGCTGCGGCAGGAGAGACCTATATCAGCGCAGCCGACCGGGCAGCCCAGAAGACGGTAGAACTGCAGAACGCCCAGAAGGCTCTGGGAGACGAAATCCTCCCGCTCAAGGAACAATGGGATGATGCCTATGCAGATATGCAGCTGAACACCATCAGTCTCATTTCCTGGTGTGTAAAGCATCAGGGCGTAGTGAAGACGATCGGCATCCTACTCACAGCCTTCACGGTTGTAGCGATAGCTACCAGCAACGCTATCAAGACGAATATCGTTGTAACCAAGGGTGCTGCTGCAGCCCAGCAGGCATGGAACGTAATCTGCGCTACCGGAACCGGACTCATGAAACTGCTGCAGGCGGGTTTCCTCCTGCTTACAGGTAGGGTTACCCAGGCAAAGGCAGCATGGGCATCGATGAACGCCACAATGAAGGCAAGCGTCTTCGGCCTGATTGCTGCAGGAGTAGCTCTCCTCGCCATGAAGCTCTGGGATATGAAGAAGGCAGCCGATGCGTCAACGCTGGCACAGAAGGCGCTCAACAATATCAGGGCAGAGGCACAAAAACAGGTTGTGGAGGAAAAACTGAAACTGGAGAACCTGGTAAAGGTAGCGAAAGATGAAAAACTATCCATGGACGAAAGATACAAGGCCGTGGACGCTCTCAACAAGATAGTTCCTCAATATAATGCTACCATCGACAAGACTACAAAGAAGTTCAGGGCATCGGATAAGGCTCTGAAGGCTTACATCAACAATCTGGTGAAACTCTATGAGGTACAGGGCGCTAAGAAGCAGATACAGAGTCTTGCCGAGCAGCGTGCTGAGCTGGAGGTTAAACTTGCCGGCGCAAAGAAGAATCTTTCCGGCGCAAAATCAGCACAAGGAGTTTCTTATACCACATCCTGGGGCGCGGTAGGTAATACCCAGAGCGATGCAGTCGGTCACTTCCAGTCGCAGGTCAATTCGATATCGAATAGCATCAAACAACTCGATGTGCAGATTCATACCATTACAGGCGCCTTCGGAAAGGGTATCATGAATCAGACCGTGAAGGAGTCGTCAGAGCCGGAAGTTCCGGGCAGCGGCATCGGAGGTGGTGGTGGTGGAAAAGGTGGCGGTGGTCATACCGGAACCGTAAATACCACCACACAGCCTAATCCCGATGATATCGCATCGAAGAAGTTTTCTGAAAACCGACAGGCAGATATCGATGCCGCCAACCAGGATTACCAGCAGGACGTGAACAACTGGAACATGGCTCTCGCTCGGAAGAAGGTGTCTCAAGAGAAGTACGACCTCGCCATGCAGGCTCTGAAGACCCAGTATACCGCCAACATCCTCGCCATCGAAACCTCGTATAGCGAGCAGTCGCAGAATATCGGAATTGCGGATGGCGCAAAGAAGAAAGCGCTCCAGGATAAACAGCAAGCGAACCTCCGGGCTGCAGAACAGGCTCATTTCGACCAGCAGGTGGCAGTAGAACAGGCTTACCAGGATGCCCTGGCGAAGGTAATGGAGCAAGGAGAGATGCAGCAGGAACTGACCCTGGAGCAGCAACGCGACCAGAAACTGGAAGTTCTGAAGGGATATTATCAGGCTGCGCTCAACATGGCCAAGCAGAACGGGGAAGATACTACCCAGCTTGAGAAGGCATATAAGGATATACAGGCTCAGATACAGAAAGAATATATCACGAAACAGAAAGAGCAGCTTGACGAACAGGACGAAAAGAAAAAGCAGGCTAGGCAGGCTCTCGGTTTTGACCAGCAGAGCGAATACGACCGGCAGTTGCAGCAACTGAAGCAGGCACTCGACAACCAGTATATCACTCAGCAGGAATATGAGCAGAAAGTGCAGCAGCTGAAGAAAGAGTCCTTCATGAAGCAGGCGGAGTACTATACTAACCTCTTCAGTAATGCCGTGACTTCGCTGCAGAATGCCGAGATGGCGAACGTCGATGCAAAGTATGATGCAGAGATTAAGGCTGCCGAGGGCAATACGGCACTCCAGGAGAAACTGGAGAAGAAAAAAGCCAACGCGAAGCTGAAGATACAGAAAAAGTATGCTGACGTAAACTTCGCCATGCAGGTAGCTCAGATTATCTCTAATACTGCAGTATCTATCATGAAGGCGTACAGCGAGTTGGGCCCGATTGCCGGAAGTGTTGCTGCAGCTCTGATGGGTGTGACCGGTGCAGCCCAGCTGGCTGTGGCAAATGCTGAGCGCCAGAAGGTGAAGCGTATGACCCTCAACGGATCAGCTAGCGGAACCAGTTCTGCCGGTTCCCGTGTGGCAAGCGGACGCGAGAGTGGCGGACGCATCGACGTAGAGCGCGAGCAGGATGGCAAACACTTCAACGCCGAGTATGCACCAGGTAAGCGCGGGTACGTAGATCATCCTACCGTTATCGTAGGCGAGGGACCTAGAGGCAGGAGCAAGGAGTGGGTGGCATCGAATGCAGCCCTGGAGAACCCTACCATCGCTCCGCTCATCAACCTGATGGACGCAGCCCAGCGTGCCGGACAGATAAGAACCTTCGATATGAGCAAGTATCTGATGGCCATGCAGGGCAGGGCGCTGGGTGGAAGCATCGCCCGCCAGTCTGCCCGGATCAGTCAGGAAATCGCTCCGGGAGGGTCAGATTTTTACGTCCGGACGCAGGAATCTGCGCATCGCGATGCAGGAAATGCTACGTCGGGACGCAATAATGACGAGCTCCTGGAACTGCTCAGAGAGCTCAAGAGAGACGGAATCCGCTCGTTTGTATCACTCTCGGATCTGGACGCCAAACAGGAATTGCGAAACCAGGCGAGAAAATTTGCTAAAAAATAAAATCTTCTGAACATGAAAATAACAAATCTGGATAAAGGAAAAGCCTACCAGCTTGGCGAAGACGCCAAGCTGGAGGTAGAACGTACCAACCCGTTCTTCAACGATTACGGGGAGACAACCTCCCCGCTGGATATTCCGGCAAGCGATTACAACCGCATGATACTGGGCTATCCCGATACCTTCGGTATGAGGGACAAGATGGTGGCTACGAACGTAAGCATCGAAGACGGAGAGTATTTCGCCCAATGTAGGCAGATTGTTCTCTCGGCACAGCACAAGGGAAACATCTCCTCTTCATTCTATATCAACGACGGATCCTTCTACTCGAAGATACAGAATGTAAAGCTGAAGAGCATCTTCAAGGACGAGATGATACCGGGGTGCACAACCGTAGATGAGTGCATCAGGTTCTGCAGATCTCTCGTAGGAGGTGAGAACGAGAACTATGATATCTTCCCGGTTCTGCTTACCGACGATTCTGGCATGGATAAGGGATATACCTATAAGATACTGAACAAGCTGGGCATGAGAACTAAACTTCCTAATGCCAAGTACTGGAGATACAAGGAAGGTGGCGGCTACGAGTATGTGACTGCCCCGGAAGAACAAGGATTAGTTCTCTGCAACATGTGGTCCAATACCTTCTGGAACGCATATCCGGATACGGAATATGTAAACGAGATACCAATCAGTCTGGATAAGGGCTATTATATATCCCCGTTCATCCGTGCCAACTACGTTCTCAAGCGTGTTTTTAAATACTTCGGTTATGACCTCAAGGAGAATTTCTTTACCAAGACGGAACCATTCAACAAGATGGTGTTGCTTAATAATGTGATAGACGTGATGGTGAACGGACATATCCGCATCGAGGATCTTCTTCCGGACGTGTCGGTATCAGATTTCCTCTCAGTTTTTCGGAAAAAGTTTCTTTGTGAGTTCGTGTCTGACGAGGGAACACATACTGCAGATATCATCTTCCTGAGAGATGCGGTAGATAGCGTTCCGGTTGCGGATCTCACCCGTCAGATGACCGAAGAGCCTACCTTATCTTATAAGACTGCATCCGATTACAAGCGCGTTGTCCTGCGTGCGAAACACCAGGCAGATAGCGATGCAGAAGACAGCTATGACAATATCAAGGATATGATAGCGAATAATTCTGGCGCCTACTTCAGCAACGAAGAAGGCTGTTTCTACAAGGACGGATTTTCCGGCAACTATAAGGTGAAAGCCAAAATAGGGGAGTGTTCCCAGAGTTATGATGCCGGCGAAGATGATATTGATACGCAAGACGTGGAGATACCGGAGATGATACCGGAAGTAAGAATGCTGCAGTATAAACAGGAAGCGGACGGAGAGACTATCACGAGAGATATGGGCAGATGGCTGTATATCGGAGATTACGCTACGCTCAACTCTTCGATGAAGGTGGCAACGGAAGACAACTCAGAAACCAGCGAAGATGCAGTCACAACTCCAGTCATGCTTGCCTTCCCATACATGGGAACCGATGACATGCCTTGCGGAACCGTGACGGCGTACGATATC